TGATGTACAACAGTAATCATAATATGGCATAATCTCTCCTACCAGTATGTATAATCACGATTTTAGATTTCCATTTTCATCTATCCAATCACAGGGGCCTATTAAACAAGTCCACTTCTTATTGGATTTTTTATTATGAAAACTTCTTTTCGATTTAACTACTTTTTCTTTTTTCTCTTCTTTGATTTCAGTAACTATTTTTCTAGTCACTATAACACAATCTGGGCATTCACCAGTTTTTGTGTCTACCCAACATCCAGAAAGAGAATTACAGACTTCCTCTGTTATATACTCAGTCTTTAATACCACTTCTGCCATTGCAGATGTAGTAAAAATCATTCCAAAAAATAATAAAGTCAATAATATTCTCATTTTTCTTCTTTTTTTAGGTTACAGTATATTATAACCTATTGAAACAATAATGTCAAGTTTTTTCTATTCTCTATGTCGTTTTCTTGCTTTATAGAAAATATGTCTGTCAATAGATGCAACTTTTTTATGTTCTTCGCTCCATCTTGGAAAAGATTCCATCCAATTCGCATGATAATGGGTAGCACCATCAGTTATATCAATAAGAATATCCTGTTGATGTTTTCTTAATACAATTTTTGCAAGATTTTTTGAAGATTCCCATGTCCTGCCTGGATTGGGATCATCCCTACGGCCATCACAGTACCATGAAAATTGGCACATATCTCTAAATGGTTCCCATGCTTCAGATTTTGCACTATAATAATGTCTGCCTTCTTTAACTACCCCACATACTGAATTGGGATATTCTTTAGAAAGGATTCTATTAATTGTAACATTCGCTACTGCTAATTTTCCTGCCGTACTCTCAACCCCTGCCTCAAAATAAATATTCTTAGCTAAACAATCAAGGTCTTCAGATGTATATCGAATATTGTCGTATCTAAGAGGTTTCCAATAGTGTGGCTCCTTCAATGTAACGTTACTATTGGTAGGTGTTGTGATGAGCATAACAGTCAAAAAAGTAAGTAGGAAACTTACTACTTTTACCATACTCGTACCTTTATTTGGTTATTCATTTAAACACATATTCATTTTCAACCATTATACCAAGGTGTAAATGTATTTATACACTTTTAGTCTTCTACTTTCACTTCTTCTTTTTTTTCTTCAATATCTGGAAGAATATCTGGCCATGTATCTTTAACCAATTTATAAGATAATCCCTTATAAGATAATTTCTGATCTTTAACTGCTATAAGAAGTTTAGCATCTGCTGGGTCAAGTCGTTCTAATAATTGAACAAACATTCCCTCTCTTCTCAACATAGGAAGATCGTGTGGACTTGGATCAATATAATAATCTAATTTTTTAACTTCAAAGTGCAAAGATGCATCTGCTGTATTTTGATTGGGATTATAAGGAGGCACTCCTTTGGGAAGTTTCCATTTTACATCTGGATGATAATTCAACTGCAATAATGCTTTAGTTGCAAAATTTTCCCTATCTTTTAAAATTTGTCGTTTCTCTTCTCTTGTCTTAGCCTTACCAACCATTTCAAGAGTTTCAACTATATTAACTTCTGGCATTACATATCTCCTATAAATTGTTTATCTGTCAATGCAATAGTTTCGGTTTTCATGTATTTTCTATTTTCATGAGTTACATATTCTGATTCATCCATGCCTTTTGACCAGACTACATTTATATCTGGATAGAATACCCCTACAGACCTCTTAGGAGTACCGTCGGGGTAATAAGCCATTGCAACACATTTAGGAATCACTTTATGTTCTTCATGTTTTCCAGAAAACATTCCAATCCAATCTCCATGTTTCAGATAATGTTCACAATATCGAATATATGATTTCTTTCCATCTACTTTATTTGAAGCCTTCTGTTTATCTTGTGGAGTATTTCTCATACTTCTCGCTTCTTTACTAAATTGCGAAACATATTCTTTAGATGTTTTAATCCATTCTTTCACGTTCTTAAAAGAATATATATCATCATCTGGAAGTGCAAGAACCGTTTTATTAATATTTTTGTATTCTGCCGGTTTTCTCTTCTTACGCATTTCTGTCATACGTTCACGTAGAGCCTCACGTTGTTCTTCTGTAATTTTACGAGTACGTTTCACCTTCATTGGTTTACGTTCAACAGTCACTTTCTTTCTTGCCATTACGATTTTTTCTCCAAGTTATTTTTAATGGTTTCTAACATCATTGTCCACTGTTTTGCAGTAGTTTCAATGTCATAGTGCATATCATAATATTGCTTCTGGAATGCAAGTCCAGCCTGAACTGGTGCTTCCCAAAAGTTATCAATTGCATCCTTCAGAACATATGCAAACTTTCTGGCATGTTCTGTCTTGTCTAAAACAAACCCATACATCCATGCAAAATTTGCACACGTTTCTGGAAGAACTGCAAGATTCGGACACACAACAATACACGATGCACTCATTGCTTCTATCACAGAAATACATCCTGTTTCTGGATATACATTTGGATATGCAAGAATATGTGTTTGTTGTAGTGCTGATCGAATTTCTTCATTGGAAACTGTTCCATGATAATTCACATTAGGAGTTTCTTTACATGCATTATAAAGAGGTTCCCACTCTTTGTCTTGTGCTTCCCATCCATATAACTTAAAACTTGAATATACATCAAGTACTACATTCTCTAATTTCAGTGCTTTAAATGCACCGATCAATACATCCAATCCACGATGTGGTGTAGAAATATATGCAAGTCTTATTGGGCCGTCTTTTGGTTTGGTATGTACTGGAATTGGTTCAATTGCATTTTTTAGAACAACACTCTTTTCATATTCAACATCAAGATCAATATTATATTTTTCAAGCGACCAATCAGAAGGAAATACAAATCGTTCAAATTTGTCACGATACGATTTGTCTTTTAAAAATTGAACTTCTGGATCTTTCGATGTGTCTTGGAACCAGAGAATTTTCGGTTTGTCTTCGTATTCACGAACCCTTGAAAGAATGATCTGGAAGTAGTTCCAGAGATCTTCTGGCACTCTCTCCTTGACTCTTTGATAAATTAATTCACTACCACCCTTTGCATTCTTTGACTGCTCAACAACATCACCTTCTTTTGGAAGTGGTGGGAGTCCTTGTTCTTTTCTTTTCCGAATTTCTTTTATTTTGGAATCATCGAACTTCATCATACTCATTCGGGTTCTCCGATTTTATCAAGAGCTTCGACTTTTTCCAATGCTTCCATTGCTTCTTTATGGGAAGTATCTTCTTTTTCAAAGAACTTTTTTATTTTTTCAAAGAGAAATTTAAACATAATTTTTCACTTTCTTTATTATATTATAACAAATCATTAACTATTTGTCAAGTTTTTTATTTAAATAAACTATACTGTTGTATTCCATTTAATTTGTGTTCTAAAAAACCATCTTTCCAAACTTCTACATCTTTACCACATTGTTGCATATCAGCTGCAACATTTAATGCATCATTTAAATTAAATTTAACTACTTTATTGTCTTTTGTTTCAATCGAATATGTACTACTATGCAAGTTGGGGGTTTGCATTGATGCTCCTATAAGTGAAATCCTGTCTTGCAAATATAATAAGAATCTACAATATCAGATACGGGGTTAGAAATTTTAGTTGATTTTGGAGATAATTGACTCTGC